CCAGAAGTGCTCGGATCGACTCGTGTCAAAGACGCGCCTTTTGCTGTGTACCCTGTACCAGATACCTCGTTTGAGGTGGTGTAAGCCGTTGTGCTTGCGCCCAAACTTGCAGAACTGGTGTACAGTGCAAGATTGAAAGTGCTGCCGCCAGTGTTTTTGAAATTGTGGACAGCCTCCAAAAGTTCTTTTTTGAAGCTAGTACACATAGCCGTCGTGATAGCCATTACAGTCTCCTGAGTATTTCTGCCATATCCTGATGGCCTTGTTGCTCCAACAAAGCAATCAAGGTCGTGCGGTCACTTTTAATTGCTTCTTTCATATAAAACGATATCACGCTCGAAACCGCTTCTTTAAAAGCCTCCGCTTGTTGCGCGATTAAAGGATGGCTTTTGCCACCCACACTAACTATACGTTTGGTCGCCTCTTCTGACCAGTAGTCCACAGAGTGACCCCGGTTTTGCGTGGTTGCCACTGTGACTTGGCCAATCGAGGATTCTACCGTTTCAAACACTTTTACCTACCTTTTGAAATGTCATAACGGTATTCGTCACGAGCGCCATAACCCTCGCCCAAATCTTTAAGTGCCGCCACCGCTTGGGCAAATCTTTGGTCATATCTGGCAGCCTCTTCCGGCGTTTTAAGGAACGTAGCAGCCTCAACCAAAGCACCGTATAACAACGCATCCGGGGCGTTTTCTGACAGCCACGTGGTGCCGGACCCGGCCCCCGCAGTGAGCGAGGCAGGCCGAAACTTGTAGTGAAGTTCAAAAGTAAAGTTCGTGCTTGGCGTTGGAGCCAGTATGAAGGTGTTGTCATCGAACAACGCGTAATACTTCGGTGTGCCGGTCGTAGCTGGATTGGGCGTATAACTACGAATAAAAGTAACATGCTTAAACAGTAGGTATTCGTATTCACTACTACTTATGACAGCCAAGCTGTACGGCGCTAAAAAGTCCGTAGGTGTGGCCAAATAAGTGTTATCTGCAGCGGCGGTGCCTGTTACGTTTTTGCGAAACACCGGTAACTCTATGTTTTTTAAGATCCGCTCTTCCGCTTCTTTAATAAACACAGGCAGGTTGTTGACGAACGTGGTTTCGCTCGTTTCTTGGTAATCTTGTATCGCTGTCTTCAAGCTATCGAAAGTAAAACTCATGTGATCACCACCGTGACTGTACCAACCTGCGTGGATGCTTTAACCGGCGTAAAAGTCTTTTCTAGAACGTTTGGCACCCCCACAGAGACCACCATAGGCTCGACCCTGTCAGGGCGAGCGTTACGCAAGGCTTGAGGGTCATCTACCGGAGGCTTTGGGAACAATTGCGGTTGTTTAGGTTCATACTCGTCCGGCCCGACCAAAGACCCGTTCCACTCTCGTTTCATGCGGTTGAGCTTGTAACGGACGCCAGATCGGTCTGATATTCCGTAAGCGTATTTACCTCGAGCAAAACCTGACATAACTAAGTCCTGTAATACTCATAGCCGGGGCTAATTCGCAGAGATGCACGATCTCGGTCTTCGTCCATTGCACGTTGCATTTCTTCTTCGTACACCTGCTTCAAAACCGCCATCATGCCCGGATTACGTTTCATAGAAATGTAGTACGCCAACCCGGCAGTTAAACACGGATAAAACCTAAAAGGGACATCCACCGTGTTGGTATTGGTGTCCGCGTCGTCAATACGGGTCAAGCGATCAAACTTGATAATGTCCGTGTTCTTGTCTGGCGTAGGCCACACCCGTAAAACCGGGGTTATTTGCCTATCCAAGAAGAACTGGTTTGGACGTCCTGTTTGGTCTTTATCGGGAATGTTCAAGTAACTTGAACGGCTGATACGCTCGATCTGAAAGTCCGTCCCATCTCGTGTAACGACGGAAGAAAGTATGTCGATGGTGCTACGCACATCCGATAAATCCACTGCTGCACTCACCGTAGTGGTGGCCCCGCTAGTGCCCCCGGTAATAGTCTCTGCCGCTTGGAACGTGCCCGAAGGAATGGTCAAAGCTAAAGTGGTAGCCGAGGGTTTACTTGTAATCGTGGCTGTCGCCGCACTGGTGCCGCCCGTAATCGTCTCGCCAACGGTCAGGCTAGTAGATGCGCCGACCGTCATCGTGATCGTACCGCCGGGGTAGTCACGGACGCCGGATGCCAAAGTAATCGACGTTTGCTCAATGGTCCACTGATTCAAGCCTCGATTGGCCCAATCTGCAAATAACAAATTTAACGAACGACGCGCGGTCTTGAGATCGTAACCTGTTCTTACTTCAAGGCCACAACGCTCAAACGCCTCTTCGACGTACTCAGCGACATCTAATTCGAAATCTTTGCTATTGCTCGTTGTCATTGTACAAGTTGTCAAAAATTTGGTTTACGTCAAGCGTGTAATCTAAATCGCTTTTCGAATAATGTATATGCGCAGAGGGCTTGAAATCTGGAGCCCCTTCACCCGTTTCGAACCATGCCGGGTGAGTAACCCGTACTCGGTTGTTGGGCAAAGCAACGATGTTGCCCGTCCAAGAACCAGCGTCTAGCAACTGCAAAACATGACTTTGCTTATGCTGCGCAGGATCGTCCGCGATCTCGCTTTCAGTGTAGTCCACCGTAAACAAATACTTCGCGGGATACATTTCTCCGTCGATTTTAGCCAACCAAGGGCACGGCGTTGCTCTATCAAGCACATACACAGAGTGATTGTGCGAGCTACAATCCCAAGGTTGGGCCGCCCAAACCGGCATAGGTTCTGGCCACTCCTCCAACGGGACGTCCCCTACCAAAGCTGTGATCGGCATGCGAGCCCACATAGCGCCCCCATGAACGGTGTCTTCTTCTTCGCCCTCTGCTTCGATCCCTGTAAAGATCAATTGAAAGCTCAAGCACCTGCACGGCATGGTTGTCACAGCAATTGCCATAGCGTGCAAAAACTCGCCGTGATACTCCTCATGGTTTTTGGTGTATTCACGACGCACCCAGCACTTAAAATGCGGGATGTTGGATTGTAAGTAAGGCATATCAGATTTTGCCGCCTACCTTGTCACCCTTCTTTTTGACCTTGCCGCCATTTCGGTAACCTTTTGTAGCCATCTTGCCGCCGTTCTTCATACCTTTTGGCTTCACGCCGCCGCCGTTCTTCATGCCGCCGGGCATCATTTCTTTCTTGCCGCCCATAGCGCCGCCTTTGGACTTCATCTTAGCCCCTTGCGCGCTGCCTTTGCTTTTCATTGCTTTCTTTTTTGGCGCAGCTTTCTTCTTGAAGCCACCCATACCAAGATTCACTCGAGACATATCAACCTCACAAATACTTTGTTTTCTTCCTGCGGTCGCTCATAACAGCGCCACAGCCCCTTGCAATCTCCGCTCTCACAGCCCCGCCCGCCTTCATCTTGGTGACTTTAGCTTTGGGGGTGTTTGCAACAACGGTTTTACCTTTCGACCCTTCCCGTTTCTTTTTACGCGCAGTAGCCGCACGCTCTGATTTACTCAAGGATCGAGCTTTCTTTTCTGGCAAACAACGATCTGGGTTCTTTTTATTTTCAGAACTACCACACTCGCCGACGATTTCACCTTCGGTATTGATACGAACCCATTTCTGATCAAGCCATTTTTTAAGCTCGCCCATTATCGGCCCTTTCTCTTCCCACCTTTTGCCTTTTTGGCATAGTTCGGGTCTTTACAATACTTACTAGCCGCCAAGTTTGCATAAGCAGACGGGTAGGTATCAAAGGTGCGCTTGGCCCAAGCTTTGCCTTCGGGGCAAATTTTGCTGCCTTTGCTCTTCTTCGATGCCCCACCGCCTTTGGCATAGTACGTCAAACCTCTAGGCGTAGCGCCTCGTGTCATTACCATGCGTCACAACTCCAGTATCGAGCCGTAAATTTATCCTTTGCCGTGTCACAATTGTGGCGGGCACGGAAGTTCTTACGGCGTCCGGGTTGGTTCTTCTTGATCGTCATGTCAGGGTCGCCGAATCGGACCATCTTCACCTGATCACCTTTTTTAGCCAAAACGACGGATTTTTTTGACTTACCTTGCGAACGCTTTGGCTGGTTGTATCCAGAAAACGTTTCGCCCCGGTATTGTATTCTCCCGGACGGTAGTCTTTTAACGTCCTTCGTCGTCGCCATTAGTCGAAGCCTTTTCTCATATACAAGATCACGGTGTACGTGTCGGCTGAACTGGCACCCACGGTAGTAAACTTAATGTCCCCAGTTTTGCCAGACCCGGCGTTATTGGTGAGGCCACCGAAGCTACTGTAGTCGTGATCTCCGCTTTGGTTCTCACCAAGTTCGATGATAAAAGCGTCTGAGGTTGCATCAAATAACAACTGCACTTTCATGCCTATGCATTGCCACCAAATACGGTCGATAGTGACACTCGTGCAAGTGTCACCATCCGCGCTAGTTTGCAAAGCTGACACGTCCACTTTTGTGACCGCAGATTCACCTGTACCGTCTGAAATGTTGGTTAATTTCAAAACAGCAAATTTAGGACCATCGACCAAAGTTTGCGATGTTACTGCATCAGCCATAACGAACTCCTACTATTGATCGGCGAACGCCGGTGCAGTCGCGCCCGTCACAGTGCCGAAGATCTGATAATTGGTGGTGTTCAAACCAATAATTGTTACATCAAAGCCCGCAGGTACATTTAACTGGATGCTGCTATTGGAGTTGCCATCAGAAAAAACCGCACTTACTTCGTTGTCGGTATCAAGGAAAGTAACGCCACCAATGTAAAAATTGGTGTTTCCGGGCGTAACGATTAGCGCATCAGTTGCGTCAGCGGCACCGCCTGCGTAAACAAACCTAAACACAGACCCAGCAATAGGCGCTGGCAAGGTGTAGGTGTTGTCTTGGCCG